ACGCATTACAAGCAGAAGGTTTCGTCCCTTCAGACCTAAGAGTCAGAAAAGTGGTTTAAATACCACTTTTTTTATGCCTAAAATATAAAACTCTGGAAAACCGATATACATATAGTGTGGGTTATACCTATTTTTGAATGGCGATTAAAATTTCTAGAGCATTTAAGGACATTAGTTTGTCTTTTTCTAGACATCCAGTTACAAATGACGTGACTGTACTTAAAAATCAAGACGCAATTAAGAAATCTGTTATAAATTTATGCAGAACTAAGTTTAATGAGCGTTTTTTTAATGATTTGATTGGTACATCTATTGATGATTCTCTTTTTGAACTTATAGATAGTGGAATTGGAGATGTTTTAGAGCGTGAAATAGAAGCATTATTGAATAACTTTGAACCTAGAATCGATTTAAGTGATATTAACGTTATAGCAGATCCAGATTCAAACTCTTTAGAGGTCAAAGTTACATATCAGATCGTAGGTTTACCACTTCCACAACAAAATATAGAATTTCTACTACAACCGACTAGGGTATAGGGTATAAAATGTCATTTAATCAGTTTACAAATTTAGATTTCAACGATTTACGGACTCAGATCAAGGATTATCTGCGATCTAACTCCAATTTCACTGATTTTGACTTTGAAGGATCAAATTTCTCGGTTCTAATTGATAATCTTGCATATAATTCTTACATTACCTCTTATAATACGAACATGGCGGTCAATGAGGCATTCATTGATAGTGCTACTGTAAGAGAAAATGTTGTATCATTAGCAAGAAACATTGGATATGTCCCACGATCAAAGAGATCTGCCGTTGCAACAGTAAGTTTTACTGTAAATTTAAATTCTATTAGTAGTGGAGTTAGGTCTGTTACACTGGCCGCAGGTGTTGTTGCCGTGGGACAAGTAACAAATGGTTCTTATATTTTCTCAATTCCAGATAAAGTTACTGTTACTCCTAATGAAAGTGGCATTGCAACCTTCTCAGATCTGAATATTTACGAAGGAAACTACTTAACTAAGCAATTTACTGTAAATGATGCTCAAGTTGATGCAAAATATATTCTACCTAATGCAAATATTGATACAACTAGCATTAGAGTTAGTGTGACAGATGGATCTACAGGTACTGTAGAGGTATATAATCCTTATGAAAATATTTTTAACGTTAATGCAGAGTCTAGATTATTCCTAATTCAAGAAATCGAAGACGAAAGATATCAAATTCTATTTGGTGACGGTGTTTTAGGTAAAAAACCACCAAATGGAAGTTTAATTACTGTAACTTATATCACTACAAACGGTAAAGATGGTAATGGAGCGAATGTTTTTAACTTTGCAGGTAACTTAACCTATCCTATAAGGAGTGGAGATAGTTTAATTGACACTACAGTTACTCAAGGTATATCTCTTTTAACTACCTCACAATCGTCTCAGAACGGTGATAATATAGAATCCCTTGATAATGTCAAATACCTTGCTCCAAGGGTCTATGCGTCGCAATTCAGGGCAGTTACAGCAAACGATTACACTAGTTTAGTACCTTCAATATATCCAAATATTGAATCTGTTACTGCATATGGTGGAGAAGAATTAGATCCACCACAATATGGAAAGGTTTTTATTACAATTAAACCAAAAACAGGAGAACTTTTATCAGATACTACTAAAACAAGTATCAAAAATGGACTTAAAAAATACACTGTTGCAGGAATTATGCAAGAGTTTGTTGATTTAAAGTATCTCTATGTTGAATATGACTGCACAGTTTCATATAATCCTGGATTTGTTACTTCTAAGGAGGAATTATCTTCCAGAATACTTAAAGCAATATCAACATATGCAACATCATCTGATATAAACTCATTTGGTGGAAGAATGAAGTATAGTAAATTATTATCCATAATTGATAAAGTTGATAGTGCAATTACTTCTAATATTACTGTTGTTTCAATGAGAAGGGATTTAAGTCCTGCTTATAACCAACTTGCAAATTATGAATTGTGTTATGCTAACCAATTCCATGCAGATTTAGAAGGATTTAACATAAGATCATCACCATTCAGGATAAGTAACATTGATGGAGATGTTTATCTAACAGATTTACCAGATCCTGATGGATTAACAGGAAAAGTAAGATTTTTCCAATTAGTTAATGGTGAACCTAAGTTTATTAATGATAATGCTGGTACTGTTGATTATGTAAAAGGTGAAATTATATTATATGCTGTTACTATTACATCTAGTGCTGTAGAAAACAAAATACAAATTGAGATTACTCCTGAATCAAATGATATTGTTGCAAAAGAGAATCTTTATATTGTGCTAGATACTACTAGTGGAAGTAAATTAACTCTACAGGAGGATTTAGTTTCCTCTGGTTCCAATCGATCAGGAACTTCATATACACCATCTTCAAGTTTCATTAGTAATAAAAGGTATACCAGATAAGAAATGTCAGATACAAAAGTAAAAGTTTCGCATCTTCTGGAAAGTCAGATTCCAGATTTTATACAAGAAGATAATCCTCTATTTAAAGAGTTTCTGGAACAATATTATATTTCGCAAGAACATGAATATGGGACAATAGATCTTGCAGAAAATGTTGCAGAAAATAAGAATATAAAGAGTTTTTCTGCTCTGAATACTGTTGTTTTACAGACATTATACCCAATAAAGTTAACTTCTGATATATTAGCATCAGATAGAACTATTAACGTGACAAATACTGGTGGATTCCCTAACACTTATGGTATAATTAAAATTGACAATGAAATTATCACATATACAGGAAAAACTGCAACTTCTTTTACTGGATGTGTCCGTGGATTTAGTGGAATTAGTTCATTAGAGAAAAATAATAATCCAGAATATCTAACTTTTAGTACAACAGAAGCAGATGAACATGCTTCTGAAGCAGTTGTCTCAAATTTAAGTCATTTATTCTTACTTAAATTTTATGAGAAATTTAAAGCACAATATCTTCCTGGTGTAGAGAAAAGAGATCTTCATCCTACTATTTCTGTTGATAATGTACTATCAAGAGCAAAGGACTTCTATATTTCAAAGGGAACTAATACTTCACTTGAAATTTTATTTAAAGTATTATTTGGAAAAAATGTTGAGATTGTAAAACCCTTTGCTAATACTATTACATCTTCTGATGCAACTTGGGTAGTTGCTGATCAAATAATAGTAGAAGCATTAGAGGGAGATCCTGTAAATTTAAAGGAAACAACTTTATTTGAAGGGTCTTTTACATCTCCAACTGCTACAGGAGCAATTTCTAATGTAGAGGAAGTATTTTTAGGTAATAAGAAATATCATAAAATTTCAATGACTCATGGAACTATGAGTCATGAGTTTAAAGTAAATAATAAAACAAAAGTTATTGGTACTGCATCTACATCTTCAGTAGTTACTGTAGATTCTACAATTGGATTTGGTACTAGTGGTAGTTTCCTATATCAGGATAGTTCAGGTAACTATACATCTTCAACATATACTTCTAAATCTCATAACCAATTCTTTGGATGTAGTGCTAATGTAACTTTAAGTGAGTCTACTCCAATAATTGATGATAATTTTGTGTATGGTTGGGAAAATAATGATTCAACTAAAGTCTGTAAAATGAGACCAGTTGGTGTTGTTAATGGTGCAAATCTTAGTGATATCAGTAAAACAAAGTATTTTAATAAGGGAGATGATTTAAATTTAAAATATCTTGGAGAGAAAGTACCACATTCCGATAAGAAATCCAATAATTGGTTTCATAATAATGTTACTTATACTGATGTAAAAGTTATATCGGGAAGTAGCATAGAAACACAAGATAAGCATTTTTTAAAGAAATTTGATAGAGTTGATTTTATAAGAAAAGACAATAGACAACTTATACATTCTGATGTTGAAGTTAAAAATGTTATAGACGATAATAATTTTACAATAGGTGCTGGTTATAATTTTTCAACATTAGATTATGTTGTTAAACGAAGATTATCTTTCTCTTCCGCAAATCTTGGAGTAGAAGAGTTAATTTCTGGAATACAAAATACATTTGTTGACTCTGAAGGTAATAGTTATGTTGCATTTTCTGGATATCCTTCAGATAGTGCTATACAGACTACAGATAGATCAGTAACTTTTGAATCGAATAAAGTTGTAGGAAACACTATAAACATAAATTCACATCAATTTTTGAATGGAGAGAAGATACATTATCAACCATTAACAAATGACAGTAAAGTTACTGGTATAACAACTGGAACATACTATGTTAATGTTGTTGATGTTAATAATATAAAATTATCCTTAAATCCTCAAAATTTATATCTTGGCAATACTATAGCAATAAGTGGATCGGGTACAGACACCCATAAAATTACACCATCAATACCAGTGGGTGATGCAGATAGAGTATTAAAAAATCAGGATAATTTCAGAAGAATTTTTAAAACTCCAAAAAATAATGAAGATAATACTAATATTATTGGACCAATTGGAGTTGGTTTAGATGGAGTTGAATTACATTCACCAATATCAGATGATTCTGTATATTATGGACAACTTAATAAGATTATAGTCTTAGGTAAAGGAAATGACTATAGTGTAACTAGTCCACCAAATGTTGGAATTGCAGATTCATATGGTAGTTCTGCAGTTGCTAATGCACATATTGCAGATGGTTCAATTCATGAAATAGTTCTAAGAACTAGAGGATTTGATTATACTTCAACTCCTTCTGTTACTATTACTGGTGGAAATGGATCTGGAGCAGATTGTCAAGCAAAGATGCAAGGATACGATCATTCTGTATCTTTTAATGATTTTAAGGTAGATCTTACTTTAAATAAGATAACATTAGATGATGATCATAAGTTCCTTCAAGGAGAAGAAGTAATTTATACTGCAAGTGGTACTCCAATTGGTGTTGGAGCAACTAATATTGGTATTACAACAACTTTATTGTCAAGTGGTGGAACCTACTATATTTCACAATATCCTGGTGATACTACAGCATTTAGGATTTATTCAACTAAAGAAAAGGCATTAGTTGGAGCAGCATCTTCAGCAATTGATTTTCTTGCTTATGGAAATGGTACTCATACTTTCAAATCCACAAAGAGTAGAAATATAATTGCAGATATTACTATATTAAATTCTGGACATGGTTATTCAAATAATAAAGTTTTAGTTGATGCTCAACAGTATCCACCTGCTGATAGAAAGGATATATTTAAAACTTTTGTTGGTATTGATACTCATAATAACTTAATATACGCTAAAAATCATAATTTTAAGAATTCTGATGAAATTAAATATTCAACATCAAATGCTGTAATAGGTGGATTGTCGGATTCAACTAATTATATTGTTACAGTAGTAGATGAAAATAATTTCAGATTAAGTAGTGATACTACAGATTACGGTAATAAAGTTTATGTTGATTTGACTAGTATTGGTTCTGGAACTCATACTTTTAATTATCCTGACATTACTGTTAATATTAGTGGACCTGTTGGTTTAGGTAGTACAGTATTACCATCATATTATACTGCAACAGCAGAAGCACTTGTAAAGGGAAAAGTTGATAATATTTTCCTTAAATCTGGAGGAGTTGGGTATGGTGTTACTAATATTGTTAATTTTATCAGAAAACCAGTTGTTACATTAATTACTGGAAAGGATGCTGAATTGCAACCAGTTGTTAGTGGTACTGGGGAAATTGAAGATGTTGCTATATTAAATGGAGGTAGTGAATATACCACTGCACCAATATTAACAATTAATGGAAAGGGTAGATTTGGTAAAATAAGAGCAAATGTTACTAATGGTATTATAACTTCTGTTGAGGTTATCAATAAAGGTAGAGGATATGTGGGAGTTACTTCTGCTGTTGATCCAACTTCAATTACAGTAACACCTTTTGGTAGTGGATGTGTATTAAGTTCTGAACTTTATCAGTGGCAATTTAATAATGTTGAGAGATATGATTGGTTATTAAGTGGAACTAATAAAGATCTTTATAAAGATACAGTACAAATTTCATCTGAATTAAAATCAAAAGGAAATAAAATTTGTGCATTTTATGCACCAAAGCAGGTACGAAAAATACTTGGAGATAATCTAAACAATTCAACTTTTGCTGAATTGGATGTAAGTGAACCAGGTGCTGGACATTCTCCAATTATTGGTTGGGCATACGATGGTAATCCAATTTATGGGTCTGTTGGCAATGCAAAACCAATACCTGATTCTAATGGTACTGGTGGAATAAAAAGATTAAAATCAAGTTATGAATTGGATTCGATAGTTAATGCAGATCTTAGACCATCTAATTTTGCTTCTGGACACTTTATACAAGATTATGTTTATACTGGAAAAGGTGATTTAGATGAATTTAATGGTAGATATATTGTTAATGGTGATTTTCCAAAAGGAACATATGCATACTTTACACCTGTAGATAGTTCTGGTGCTACACCATCTTGGGATCCAGTATTCCCATATATAACTTTCAAACATAGAAATGCAACTGATTCGTTCAACTATAGTATTTTTAATAATCAATCAGATAAAGTTATTAATAGTGGAGTTTATACAAGAAATATTACTCCATTGGGATTAAATGAACCATATAGGGATTATCCTTTCCTTTCTGATAGTTTGCAATCTAAAGTATCTTTAGAGGTAAATGGATCAAAACAATCTGGAATTACAAGTATATCTGTTTTATCATCTGGAGAACTTTATAATGTAGGTGATAAAATAAATTTCCCAACAGGTTCTAATATAACTGCTTCTGTAAGTGAAGTTCTTGGGAAAACTGTAATTTCTGTTGCTACTACTGAAGTTAGTAGATCTAATCTATCTTTTGGATTTAAAGATAATACAGTAACTGCATTTAGTACGGTTCCTCATGATTATATAAATGGAGATCTTGTTACAATAACTGGAATTTCTTCTTCATTGTATAAAAATATTGAAGGAGATAGAATAATTGGTGTAACTACGGTTACTTCTAATCTGTCTGTTGCTATTGGTAATACTGCTGCAACTGGAATCAATACATCTATTAGAATGTATGATAGTACAATTACTAATAAATTTGAAGTTGATGATATTATTAAAATTGAATCTGAGGAGATGTTAATAACATCTAAAGATGTCTGGAATAATAAGTATAATGTTATTAGAAAGTATAATGGAGTAGAGGCAGCACACAGTCTTAATACTGAAGTTGTAGTCAGACCAAAAATCTTTACATTCAATGTTGATCAAAAAACAGAGAATAAAAATCTACAAACTAAGAAATCTAGATATCTTGATGCATCTACAATAACATATAATGGCATTCCATATCAATCATCTGTAGGTATAGGTAGTACTGCAAATAATATAATTGTTGGTTATGCTGGATCAAATCCAATAATAAACAGTTCACATCCTCGTTCAATTTATATTCCTGGACATCCATTTAATACTGGAGATAGACTTAAATTAACTCCAGATCCTAATGGTGGTTTTATTAAGACATCTAATGTTGCTGCATTAACAGGAGTATATAATTTATCCTCAAAAAATCCTTTATATTGTGTTAAATTAAGTAATGATTATATTGGTATATCTACTACAAAGGCTGGAGCAGTTAATAACACATTAGTTTATTTTACAAATGCTACTACAGGAAATAGACATAAATTTGAAACTATTATTGATGAAGTTACTGGTACTTCTGTAAAAACTCTTGCAACTGCTGTTTTAAATGGGCAACATTTATTGAAATCTGGAGATAATTTTAATTTACAAATTACCCCAAGTAAAACTCAAAATTATAAAGCAAAATACAATAATATCATCAATAGGTTAACTGTTGACGAAAAAACATTTTCTCATTCTGTTGTTAGTGCTGGTACAACTATATCTGAAATTAAAATAACCAATCATGGTTTTGAAACTGGTGATGTTGTAGTTTATAATGGTTCTAATCCTGCAGATCTTTTAGATCCATTGCTCAATAATGGAGTATATCATGTTATCAAATTATCTGATGATGTTATAAAACTTGCAAATAATTCCTACAATTCAAAGCAAGCATTTCCATATAATTTCATTGGATTTACTTCAACTGGAACTGGTACTCATAAATTAGAAAAAATAAATCCAAAACTTACTTTTTATAGAGGAAATACTGTAGCAATTGGTGTTTCAGATCCAAGTTTAAGTGACTATACGATTAATTTCTATACTGATAATACATATAGGTCAAGATTTATCTCTGCAGGTATTACAACTGAAGGAAGTTTTGGAGATTCTAATCCAAATTCAAAAATTTCAATTTCTGTGGATAATGACTTCCCTTCAGAATTGTATTATAGAGTTGAAGGAGTTGATGGAAATTACACTAATACATATCCATCATCAATATATACGGAAACTACAATTGAACCTAAAATTGAAATTGTAGAAAGTAAATTTAACAAAAAGCATAAAATTACTGGTGTTGCAAATACAACAGTAAGTTTTGTTGTGTCTGGAATTGCAGAAACTACATCATATAGTGGAACTGGATTTAGTACTGCATTCTATCACTCAGATTCTACTAGTATAAGTGGAGGAATTTATAAAGTTAAAGTTTTTGATGGTGGAAACTTAAATGTATTACCAGTTATAACTTCAGTAGCATCTACTACAGGATCTGGAGCAATTTTAACAGTAGAATCTGAAGATATAGGTGAAATTATTGGTTTAGATGTAAAAGATCAAGGTTTAGAACTTACCAATAATAAAACTTTAGCACCTCAAGCAGATTCTTATACAATTCTTAAATTGAAAGATACTTACACTTTAAAAGGTATTGATGTTTCTACAGCTGGACAAAATTATACAATTGCACCAAGAGTAGTTGCAATCGGTAATAGTACATTATCAACTAAAACAACATTACTTGGTAATTCAGTAGATAAGGTAGAAATTATTACTAATGATAGTGGTTTTGCTGATACATTAAAAATTATACCAACAATAAATTCTAATGGTGTTGGTGTTGTTGAAGCAACTTCTGCAACAGTTACTGGAAATCAAGTTAATACTTTGAGATTGAGAGCACCTGTTGTTGGATTTAATACTGCTAATCCTTTCCCATTCGCAATAAATGATGAAATATTTGTTGAAAATGTAAAAATATTGGCATCTACTGGTGATGGTTACAATTCCAGTGATTTTAATTACAAATATTTTACTGTTACTGGAATTAATACAATCGCTGGAACAGAAAGTGTATCCTATCACATTACTGGTATTGGATCTACTGGAGGAACTTATGATCCTGTTAATAATTTTGGTAGAGTAGTAAAGAAAACAGATTTAGCAACATTTACTCCAGATTTTGAAAGAGTTACATTTATTGAAGGTGAAAAGATTACTCAAGGGTCTTCATCTGGTATAGTAGCACAGAATGGATGGGATCCAGATTCTCAAATCTTGAAACTTAAGAATGTAAGGGGTAATTTTAGTCCAAATGTGCAAATTATTGGATCAGCAGCAAGAATTAAATCTACTGTTGAGACATCTTATGAATTTGATGTTAATTTAACTGTTGGAGCGACAGCACATAAAGATCTAGATTGGGAAACTGATAATGGAAAATTGAATCTTGATAGTCAGAGATTACATGATAATGATTATTACCAGAGATTCTCATATTCCATTAAAGGACAAGTACCATATCAAACTTGGAAAGAACCAATAGGAAGTTTAGCACATATATCTGGATATAAGAAATTTGCAGATTATGAAGTTGCTAATACCGAAACTATTGGAATTGTTACTGCAAATACATTTGTAGAAATTGATGTAAGTGTTGATAATGAGGCATCTGTTTGGAATGATACTCAATATGATTTTGCAACAGAAGATACAACTACTACACAATTATCTAAGATTATTAGTTTCGATTCATCAATTATTACTGACTACAATGAGTCTGTAACTAATAAAGTTTTGATGATTGATGATATTAGCGATCAATTTACAGGTAAAACTTCTACATTTACTGGAACTCATATATTTGTTAGAGATGAACTTGCTTTAACTACTGGTGCAATTACTAAAGTTAGTACTGGTGCTGGACTTGCAGCAACTACTGGTACTGCATATAATCCTCAAAGTGGTATATTAACAATAGTTACTACAGCAAATCATGGATTAAGTAATGGTGATAAGATTACAATTGCTGATAGAACTTTAACATTTACTTGCGACAAAGATGCTCATCAAACTGAACATCCATACCCAAGATCTACAGATCCTGCATCAACTTCAAATGCTGCTCTAAGTAACGGTAAATTGCCAGTTACAGTAGTAAATGCAACTAAATTTACTGTTGATGTTAGAGGTTATTCTGCCATAGTAGGTGGTCAAATAGTTGGAATGACTACATTCTCATTATACTCTGATGGAAAACCTGCATTTATTAAAGAATTTAACCCTGCATCAGGTATTAATACTTCAAATAATCAAGAAATTACTATTACTGATCACGAATTCCATACTGGAGAAAGATTGCATTATTCTGGTGTAGGAAATACTGCAATTGGAATTGTAACAACTAATGTTGCTGGAATAGGTAATACTAATATTCTTCCATTAAATGTATATCCAATTAGACTTACTAAGGATAAAATTAAGGTAGCAATAAGTACATCTAATGCTGCTAATGGTTTA